TCTTCATAAATAATCAACTTTACATTTTTCTTTTTTAAAAACCCAATAATAGGAATGATACTTTCGGGCATGTTGTTGAACCCTATTGTCGGTCATTCGTGCCTTAGCCAATAGAATAAATAAGTCTTTTGGATAAAACCCAACCCTAACTGCCTCACTCATCGTCCAACAATGAGTAAAGTGTTGTTTTGAACACGAAACGGAATCCTGACACTTAAAAATCACAATACCCCCGGGTTTTAAAATCCTATAAAATTCACGCAAGGAACTTCCATACATTGTTTTAAGTTCATCCCATGATTGAAAATTGCTAAATCTACGTGAAATAAGATTAGACCCATCAGGAATTTCATCGTGATCCGCCCCACCCATGACAAATGGTGGATCAAACATAATAGTATAAACGGAATTGTCCGATAATGGTAATTTATCACTACATGCTTCTATTGTATCATTCGTTTGTGGATACTTATCAAAGATGTGTTTTGGTTTTGGTAAACCATTTTTATAGAAATTTCCCACAGAAAAGCAGGGGTCACAGTCTATATAATGGCCATCAGAATGTAAATAAAGAATATCTCTTATTATTTCTTGCTCATTAAAACTTATGGTAGAAATAATTTTTTTCCCAAATAATGTATTTTGTTCTAATTCCATAAATCCCCGCTAAAGTTATAATTTTTCTTCTATTATATAGTAAGAACTCTTGTCGGCGTTAAAATAATGTTAAGTCTATCTCTTTTGCGGGTTTATCTTCCACCCGCGCATCAATCCTCGCTTGGGCTATCTTACAATATTCTTCTTCCAATTCTATTCCTATAAAACTAAATCCTTCCAATTTACAGGCTATCCCTGTAGAGCCACTACCCATAAAGGGGTCTAATACCATCCCTTTCGGCGGTGTTATAAGTCTGCATAAATAACGCATTAAGGCAATAGGTTTTACTGTTGGATGATTATTTCTCATTATATTGTTACGAATATTCCCGGAACCAGTTAGTAAAGTTTTATCTTCTGTTCCTTTCATACCACCACCTATTTTATTCTCCATCCCTTCACATCCTGCATCCCTCTCTGATTTTGAAGCCTTTGCACAATAAAAGAATCGGGAAGTAGAACCATCATCACCATATTCCATCCCTGCGGGGTTGCCTGTGCTTTCTGACCAAATTCCACCACTTTTAATTCCCTCTCCCTTAAACTTACCCGCCTTACTATTCGGAAACTCTCTTACCACTTCATCACTACCATCGTGGATGATATTGGCGGGGAAGCGACCTCTACCATCGTGATTATCTTTTCTACCCCCTACTTTCCACCCACCTTCCTTAAATCCCATTTTTGCATTTATTCTACCACCTAAATTAGGAGTTTCACCATTATATTCCACCCTACACCCGTCAATATTCAATCCCCCTGTCCTCCATTTGAGAACATTCTCTGCAATAGTCTTTTCTGATAAGGGTTTCCTTGCAAGACAGATCGGTTCGTTAGCAGGCTTTAATGCAGTGCCAAATCCCTCCCATTCGGAAGTGCCTTTGGTTAATTGTTCCTCTCCATATCCGAAAACTCTTGAATTATTCCTATTAGCGGGGTCTTGTGCATAAAGATTATCCTTAAAATCCTTTTGTGCATGTTGTTTTATTCCAACATTTTCTCGTTCATTTCCCTGTAATTTATCAACTGCCTTACCAATATTCAGGCTTTTCGGAAACCCTGAACCATAAATCCATTGTATCTGATCTCTTATTTCAAAACCCGCATCTTCAATAGCACAAGCCATGCGGTGATAGGTGCGAGTACCACCAAAAGCAAGTAGATGACCACCGGGTTTTAAGACTCTTAAACATTCTCTCCACATATCAACATTATATGCTATGCCCGATTTATCCCATGCCTTACCCATAAACCCTAATTCATAGGGCGGATCGGTTATAACAGCATCCACGGAATTATCTGCCATTTCCCGTAAGGCAATTAAGCAATCATTGTTTATTATTTCAATCATAATTTCACAATATTAATTATCCCCTATATAAGAATAATATTTCTTTTCTTTCTTTTCTTTGCTAAGCAGTGTTATGGCAGTGCCATAGTAGTGCCATCATCATGCCATCTTTTCTTTGCCCCCTCTTTCCCTGCTTTTGACTTTTTTTCTTTTTCTGTTTTCATCTTGGTAATATTTCTATTAACTCTTTCTGACCAGAAAAATGCACCGTCAGCAGACAAAAGACGAAATTCGTTAATACAGTCATAGATTATTGTCTCTACTTCTTTGGGTGTTATTGAAAATTTAAAGGCTACTGAAACATATATATGTTGCTCAAATGGTAATATGTGGTCTGCATTTGAGTGTAACATTTCAATTAAACGCCAAAAGACGGCGTAGCCTACCGCCTTATGTTTTGATACCATAGATTCAAATTGAGTATCATCAAAGGGATTGTAGTCGTGAGAAAAATAAAGTGTTTCTTGTGCCATTATTTGTAGCTCCTTATGATATTAAAGCCAGCACCAAACAAGAAATCCACTTTGGGCGGAGCTACCCTGAACCCTCGTGGACTTTTGCCAGTGCTGGCAGTATTTTCAAACCTTTTTTCGCTATTCATCGTAGCTCACATTAATCACCGCAAAGGTAATAATAATATTTTAATCATAATTCCCGCAAAAGTAAAACTAATAAATGAAATTTCCTAATAAAAAATTTGTTTTTTTCAAAATAAGTATTATCTTTGCAATGAAAAAGAGGGTTAATATATTTGCCCGCCCGAAAGAGACTGTTAGTATTGACGATCACCACGGGGACACCGTGGCAAAGATAGGGCGGGCACTGGAAAGTTCTTTGATACAAGATATTGGCGATGAACGTAAAACTGGGTTGCACCCAACCCTACCATTCGAGGGAAATCGGTGCCATAGTCCGAATTAGCTATTCGGGTTAGCTATGGTGGGCATTGAATATGTAGGACGCTTCATGTTTTAACCCTTAAAATTGTGAATGGATCGCCAAAATTATAGCGCCGTGGAGGAGATGGTTGCCTTGCTGGTCTCATAAGCCAGAGACGTCAGTTCGAATCTGACCGGACGCTACCAAATATTATATGATAAACCCCAATAATTGGGGTTTATAGTCTATTAAAAAGTAATGCTAATTACACAAAATGTAAAATTTATGAGTTTTCTTAAATTCCCCATCTTATTCACAGCCGATGATTATGAACAGAAAGAGAATCTCAAGCTAAAAGCAGACGCGGTAGAAGCTATTATAAATATAAACACAGCGTCTATTTGTGCTTATAATGAGATGGATAACAAGAATGTTTTGGTTCGCATGGCAAACGGGGAGTGTTATGAAGTCCCGCTAAGGATAAAAGATTTTGAAAACTTATTAAAGGAAATAGAGTCTCTGATAGAATTAACATCTATTGGGGGTAATTAAGAGTTCTTTTCAGTTCGTGTAGCATCGGCGCCCAAAGGTGCAAATGGAACAGTCCGGGGATTTTCTAAATTTACCTCGTGATTCATAAACATTGGGGGGATGTTGTCTGGTCGTGTCCTCTCTAACTTGTGGTCATCGTCTTAATGGGGCGACATGTTAATGACATCGCAGACATGTAACACAAGGATGTAAAGCGAGAATTAAAAAAGCCCGATGTAATGTCGGGCTTATCTTTTATAGTAGTGCAATAAGGTTTATGCTGACTATCGTGCTACGGGACGTAAAATTCCAGATTTACACTTAACGGGGATGTCTGTTTTTCGACTACGGCAGATAGCCCCGCAATTTTTACACCTAAAAGCTATATAGGCATTAACAGAGGTTGTATAATGTCCACACTCGTCTATATCTACCGAACCGCAAGTCGGGCATGAGGGTTCTATAGATTCCTGATAAATTGCCATATTAGGATGACTTTTGATATAGGGTCGTAGGAACACATAGGCTTCCTCAAGCAAGAGTACATCCTTCTTGTTATATGTAAGCATTTCTTCAAGGGAGGGGGCGTCTCCGTCAAGACAACGAAGCCATAATTGGTATTCTGTATGAAGTTTTTTATCGTTTAAGAGAAGTTGTCCTATGTAGTCAAGTTTATTGGATGCAAACCGGAAGTTTTGTTGTGCCACCTTTAGCGTATCTATTACCCTAAAGGGTGATGGTGGTGCGAGCTTGTTTATGAGAAAGCGTGTTTGTGCCTTGGGTAGGTCGAATCTAAGGATGTTATGACCGATAAGAACGTCAGCTTGGTCGAAGAGTTTCCATAGTTCTTTCGCGATTCGCGAATCGTCTTTATTAAGAGCCTCTTTGGGTGTAAGTACGCTACCATACATCTTAGAATCAAAGAGCCACTTGGCGCTATAAGAGAGCATAAACCAGTCATTAATAACCTGCTCATGTCCTATTCTTTGCTTCCATGTACCCCAACAGTGTACTTGCAAGGGCGTTGTCTCAATATCTATCAAAAGAACTTTGGGTTGTTTCGTTTCAAAGAATCTTTTTCTTCTTTCGTATCGCCTGAGTGTTTCGGCTGTTATGCCATAGTGTTTAAGAGTTTTGCTTTCGCCGTTTTCATTTAGGTAGGTGAGAACCTGTTCTACATGGAATATGGATACCGCCATTATTTATTTGATTTATTGTGTATTACATCATCTATTTTATCCTTAAGACCATCCCAATATTCTTTAAAGTGTTGCTCTTGGCGGTCTTTAAATACCTTAGAGTCTTCTATTCTTCTAAGATAACCCCGGCTAAAGCCATCACATCCTACTTCTTTTATAGTATTAAAGACTATATCTCTTGTCGGGTTTATTGAATGAATTCTGTCGCTAACAGCCATGTAGTAGTCTATGGGTATTAGCGGTCTGCTTCTTTTCTTTTTTGCCATGATTTATTTAGTTGTTTTGATAATTCCTATTTTGTATATTTGGTCTTCATATTCATAATAACCCTGTTTATTGTATTTGAAAACATAGACCCATCTTTCATTATCTGAATATATTTCAGTAATACGCAGATGTTTATCGGGATACTTATTGGGTATCAAAATATCCCCAATCCTATATATAGAAGGGTGTTTATCTTCCCACGATTCTCTTATTTTTCTGTCAGTAAGAGACTCTTCTATTGTGTGTCCGGGTTTTAATGCCACGAAGATTGATTTATTGATTTTCCCGCAAAAGTAAACATAATCATTGGAATATCCAAACAAAAAGATAGATTTTTTGCATAAAAGGGTGAAATTCGGTCTAAATTGCAAAATATTGCTCAGAATATTTGGAAAATTAAAAGATGCGTTGTATCTTTGCATGAAAATGGAAAAACAAAAACGCAGACATTTTGGTGGAGCTTTATATGTTCCGCCCGACTTACCCAATGGGGAACGCTCGCCGGAGAACAGAATAGATAAAATCCTACAAGAGAAATCTCTTAAATGTTATATTAGGGGAGATAAAGGGTTTAATTACAAGGGAGATTGGTTTCCCACATTAGAAAAATGGACATAAAATTTAAAATATGGAGTTATGAATATATTTCATATTATTGAAATAATATTTATTGTTTTAGGGGGAATTGGGATTTTTTATGCACTACACCAGTTAGAAAAAACTATTTTTACGCCAACGATATGTGAAACAAAAACACCATCGATGGTTTATTGGCTTAATCACCCACATCACAAGGGGGAGAAATGGCTAATGCAGTTTAACAAAGACACTATGTGTTATGGCGAAAAATTCAAACTCACTTATGAGTATTATAAATTTCACACAGATGAATTTGAAATAATTAATCCAGATTTTCAAATTTCATGGAAAGCAATAAAAATATAATCATGGCATAACATGGGCGTAAAAAAGAAAGACATAGACAGGGAATACCGTGATTTCATAGAGTCATGGTTTCCTAAAATCGTGGAAAGGGGTACATTGATCCTTTTAAGTATAAAAGACAAGACGGAGATCAAGGAAGATGATCTGGACGTGCTGAGATTTTTCTATAAAAACTATTACAATGGCGAGTTATCACAGTTTGCAGTAACAAATACTCCCGACAGAGAACAGAATGTCATACAGTCCGGTTTATTTTCTGACAATCCGTCATCTAATCCCAACAATGTGACAGTAGAAGCGCCGTTGGTTGAACTCGGCATGAAAGTTGATTATCCGCCCATAGAAACCAAAACAAAAAAGAAATGAGCAGATTTATAGGAAAAGAAGAAATGGGTAGATTTATAGACAGATTTTTTGATGACTTTTGGGGACTTGATGTTTATCGTCCCGAAGTAACAAGTTGGACTTTACGTGGTAGGTGGGTTGATCCCGACAAGTATGATGTAGTACCCAAGAAGGAATACGCTGAAAAGTTAGTCCGGCAAAAGGAAAACCAACTAAAGGAATTAGAGGACTACTACGAAAAGAGAAAGAAAGAGATTACCGAAGAGAAGGAAAGGTTGTTAAGTAAAAACAAGAATGGTTGACATGTAGCCGTAGCAGAAGAAGGCGGGATAATTAAAAATATCCCGTTTTTTATTTGGAAATCTCAAATATGTGTTATATCTTTGGGGAAAATTAAGAGTTATGGCAATTTCAATTTATGGAATAAAGACAATAAATGAGCAACCCCAAGCAAGGATAGAACTTTATTTATTTGGGGACAGGACGCAACATCAGTTTAGTGTCGATGAAATAATTGATCTCTTGATGGAATTCCAAAAAAGGGAAAAGGAATTTAAGGAAAGATGGGGAGAGGGGATGGACGGCGTAAGGAAATTTATTAA